TAATGCGTATTCCAAATTTTGGCAAAAAGGCCATGCAAGAAGTTTGTGAAAAATTGGAACAACACGGATATAAAGACATTGACCATTTTCGGTCAGCTAAACTTGCCACTAATCGAGGGTATAAAAGAGGGTATAAAAATAGATGGCTTAAAAGAGGGTATAAAAAAACTTCCGTATATAAAGGGGAAGAAAGGTTAAAAGCTTGGGGTCTGACGCTATAACGCTATAACGTCACGGTGTACTGGAAGGGGGGTGTTGTACACCCCTCTTTTTCTTGTTGACATACTGTGCAATAATTGCTATATTAAGTTATTGCTTAACAAAGGAGGTCAGTATGACTGTCAAAAATTTCTATCAAAACCTTGCGGAATACTGGGATGCACCGAATGACAATCACATGCAGGAATTTCAGCCAGAAGCTGATTGCATGGATGAGGTCGTTGCTGGTGTAAGTAAGGCGTGGGCAGCAGTTGATGCCTATTGCAAGGCTAAAGGCATGTCACAAGATGACATGGAAGATTTTGCCGATGAGTTAATTGGTAAAGTATTAAGAGAAGGAGAGTTTTAATGTACGAGGTACGCATTACAAAAAGTATTGAACGAGGAATGTTCAATGTGGATTTAGTTGCATGGGAGCGCAATGGAAGTGGCGTTGCTCATGGAAAGGCATTCAAGGTCAATAGAAAAGCGGCAGACAAAGAGGCCGCTAGGGTTGCTGATCTTTATAAGGCAGAAATTGTCGATAAGACGAAGGGAGAGTAAAATGTTGTACTTTGCTTATGGATCAAATCTTGATGTGTTTCAGATGCAGCACCGATGCCCAAAGGCAGAGCCGTTAGGTGCGGCTTACTTCCCGAATTGGAAGTTAGTGTTCCGTCACGTTGCCGATATCGAGCCGGAAGATGGTGCGATGCTGCCAGTTGGTATCTGGGATGTGACAGATGATTGCTTGAAAGCTTTAGATCGTTACGAGGGTGTAAAGCATGGTTTGTACCGCAGGGTATTTATCAATGGTCTTTTGACGTACCGCATGAATAATACCGACATTGCGCCGCCAGCCAAAGGCTACTTTGACACGATCATGAGGGGCTACAAAGATTTCGATCTTGACGAAACCTATTTGTGGGGGGCGGCTCTTGATGCCCAAAACCACATGACTGAAAAAACTGCTTGACAATGATTGCAATCATTGCTTGAGTATATGTGTCTTAACAAACAAAACGAGGTAACAACGATGTTTGAGTTAATTGATCCAGCGTATCCAGATGCCGCAAGTGACGAGCGTCTGGTTCCGATCTTGTCTGAAATTATGAAGTTGCAGACCGAGATCCAAAGCGCACAGTGGGAAGGCCGCGATGCTACAGCGTTGTCGCAGCGGCTGCGGTCTTTAAACAAGTCTTACATGGATGGAGCGGTTTATGAGCCACAGTTCTGAAAAATGGTGCCGCGTTTGGTGGCGTGACGGTCAATGCGGTGAAATGTTCAAAGAAAATAAATTAGGTGAGATGGCCTTGCGTTATGGCTTTGATCCATATGATTTTGTCGCTAATGAACAAGTTGATTTAACAGACGGAGACGGCGATATCGTGGGGGGTGTGATCTATGACTGTTAAACGTATTGATATGGCGCTTCATGTGCAGCAGCTATGCGCTGAGAATAATATCACGGTAACATACCAGTCTATGCATGACGATGTTCCGCGTTACTACGCACAGCCAGCTAGGCGGTTGATCTGCATTAGGCCAACAAAAAATACAGGGTACTATGTTAGTGCGCTGCATGAGTTGGGGCATATTCTTGGCGATAAACAAAAAAACGACAATACAGTGCTTGAAAGAGAGTTGTATGCGTGGATTTGGGCTAGACAAAAGGCTCTTGTATGGACTGAAACAGCGGAGCGCATTATGCGCCGTGCTATGGATAGTTACGGCTGGAAAGCGCACCAAAAGCAAGTGTGGGAAAGGACGTTTGTGTGATGCAGGTAATTACGAGAAAAGAGGCTATCGCGCAGGGGTTGAGCCGGTATTTTACCGGCTTGCCTTGCAGTAAGGGAGGGGTTGGATACCGCAGGGTTACAACAAGAACGTGCCTTTGTGATTTATGTTCTGAAATTAGGAACAAAAACGCAAATTTGCGCAGAAATTTAGAAAGAAAAAATAGACACCCAATGCACTGTGAGGCTCAAAGATTTATTGGTAATTGTAAAAGCAAATCTGGCGTTGATGTCTCTTTTGATGAAGCAATTAACCATTTAAAATCTAGGCAACAAGCAGAAAAAATGGGGCAAATTCATTTCCACTCTAAAGTCCCATGCAAAAGGGGACATATTTGTAAAAGGTACACAAAATCAGGTTCTTGTTACGAGTGCGAAAAGTCAAAAGGCAAGCGCATGGCTCAAAAGCACAAAGACAAAAGAAAAAAATATATGGAATCTTGGCGTCCAGCCAACAAAGATACAGTAAGAAAAAATTGGTCTGACTATTACGCAAAGAACGGAAAGGAAATAAGGAGGGTATGCCGCGAATGCCCTAAAAAACGCGCCATGGCAGCCGAAGCAAGGATGCGGAGAATAGCTAGGGTTAAGAAAGCCACGCTATCTCAACTAAAACCTAGTGATTTTAAGCACATTTACTTAGCTAGAGAAATCATGTCCATTGAACATGGGGTTGATTACGAGGTTGACCACTATTATCCCCTTCGTGGCAAAACTATTTGCGGCCTTCATGTACCGTGGAATTTGCAAGTCATTACGGCAGAAGAAAACAGAATGAAACTAAACAAAATGCCGGAGGATTTCTATGGCGAAGATTGTACACCACCAACATGGGAGGTCGCCGCATGAGTAAGAATGGCAGCCCGATGGATCGCGGGGCGGCAGACAGATACTATGGTCGCTCTTATGATCCGCATTGGTACCCAGATGGCACATATAATGGGGAAAGGGTCGAGTTAAAAGACATGACACCAGATGAAATTGTGTCTTACACTAAAGGCTACAAAGAAGAGGATAGCCGCAAAGATTGGGGCGAAGGAGTTAAAAATGTCTGAGCAAAATAGAATGTATTGGGGTCTAAAAGAGTTGCGGTTCCTGATGGATGAGGATGTTGCTCTTGATCGGATCAAGGAAAAGGTCGATGCGTTGATGAATGTATCGCTTGGCTGTCAGTGCAGCGAGCGGTATAACTATGTTGTTGACCAGCAGAAACGGGTTGTAGAGGTGGACGGGAGCGAAATTGTTCGTCTTACTACAGCAGATGTGAAGTGCCACTGGAACGTGGATCTTCACATGAGGCCCGGAACAAGTGAAATTGTTCGTATTGAAGCAAGGAGGGTATAGTGGGAGTTCCGTCAAGAGAAGATATTATTGCGGCGTTGCGTCTGCCGGAAGTCGCGCCAGCAAAGCATAGGGTTCATGTTAGAACAGATGTTATAACACCAGCGCAAAAGTCGGTGAAAGATCGGCTTAAAAGGTCTTGGGCTGCTAGCCTAGAAGATCAGTTGCGTAGGAAGGCTGGTGTGAAAAGGTCAAAATGGGATGGCTGATCATGTGGTAAATAAATACCACATTAACCATAATTCGGTTAACTTTTACTTACCTACTTACCTAGTTACCTATAGGTAAGTAAAACGTAGGTAAGTAATAAGTTACTGAATATATTAACGAAATCGGTTTACTTACCTGCCCCGATTTCTTCTGTAGGTAAGTTAAGAGTTGGGTGTAAGTCATTGAAAAGGCCTATGGTTACAAAGTTTCCTATGGTTACATATATATATATATGGGTAGGTAGTGTAACCTACCCCATATACGAAAGTTAGAAAGACGCGCAACATGCAACAAAACGGACTGAGTTCTTGCTCGATATGCAGCAAGCTTCATGATGCAGGAAATCTGATTGAGTTGAACGGCAACGCTATCTGCTTTCCGTGTTCAATGTATGTGCAGTGGGAAGATATTGATGAGGTGCGCAGGCCAAGTGATTACGATGACGCTTTGGATCAGCAGCACGAAAATAAAATCATTTCACTTATGCTAGAATTTGCGGGGCTTCAAGAAACAGCGTCAGGGGTGATATACTACCCAGACGAACACCACGATAATGTTTACCATTTAGTGGGAACGAATAGAGAGGATTGAATATGCCAAAGGTCGGAGAAGATTTGCCAAAAGAAATGCGCCTTGCGGGATACAAAAGGCTCAAGCCAATACAGCAGGAGTTCTTAAACAATTACTTGCATAAAGACATGACACAGACAGCAGCAGCGAGAGAGGCGGGATATAAGAATGCCTCCGTGTCCGCTGTACGGCTGCTAAAAAACCCAGTGGTGGCAGAACGCCTGCAAGAGATGCGCCTAGAGACACAGGCCAAATTTGGCGTAACAATCGACAAGTCTATTCGGGATTTAAAAAAGCTTCGGGATCAAGCGTGGGAGAACGGGCGATTTAGCGAAGCTATTCGTGCTGAAGAGCTGCGTTTGAAGGCAGCAGGGCTACTTATCAACAAGCAGCACGTTGTCAAGGAGGATATTACAGCACAAACAAAAGAACAAATTGCCGATAAATTGGCTGAATTCAAGCGTTTGGCTGAGTCGCGCATGGTAAACGTAACACCAGATGTAGACGTTATCGAGCATGAACCACAAAATATAGTGGATGATACAGAGGATGCGGTAGAATAGTACCACACACCCCGTGCGGGGGGAGGAGGCGGTCTTCGGGGCCTGCTCGGGGCCTTGTAGGCGTAGATTTGTTCGGGTTCGGGGCCTGAATCGGGCCTTTTCGGGGCCTCGGGCTAGGGTTTCTGAGGGTTTGCGGGCGCTCTTCTCCGATGAAAAACGGGGCCTGCTCTGGATCGGGCCTCGGGAACCGTATAATTGTTCGGGATCGGGCCGGGAATCAGCAGCTCGTACGGGAAAACGTACGCATAGACACTAGTGGCAATGTAGGCATCGGGACGGGACAGAACAATTGTTCGGAATCGGGGGTTGACCCCGGGCCTGAATCGGGACATCATTGAGTCCTCCCTTGGTCTGCCCCTGGTACAGTCTCCTCCGTGCCAGGGGCTTTCTCGTCCCCGGGCCTGAACCTGAACAATTGTTCTGCTTGCCCCCGGCCCGCAGCTCGTACAGCAACGGCAATGTAGGTATTGGGACAACAAAACTTTTTTTATTTTTTTCTTTTTTCTTGTTGACACTATCTGCAATAGTTGCTTATATATAGGTGTGCTTAACAAAGGAGGACGAAATGAACCCTTTATTTTTTTCTGGCGAACTGCCAATGGATCACGGACCTTGCCTTAATCACGAGGCAAGAAGTTTAGCTGATTACTGGGTTGAGATTGGTGAGGTTTTAAATTGGGATCATGCATATGAAAGTGCATGGGAGTGCATTGAAGGGAGAGCGAAATGAAAACACCACAAGTAAAGCCTGATTGGAAGACTGGCATCTATATTGGAAACGGCGTAGTCGCCGTACCTACCGCAGATCAGAAGGTGCAGGCAGTTGTAGACTCTATTAACTGTGTGATGGAGGGAATTGGTGTAGACGAAGGAGACAACCAAGAAGCTATGCTGCACGAACTGGCATGGCAGTTGGTTAATGTTACGAGGGGAGAAGAAAATGAAGACTAAAACATATGATGTGCAGATTGAAGCCATTGTCACCAAGACAATTCGCGTCAATGCGATTGATGAGGATGCTGCCTATGAACTGGCGCATGAATTTTTCGTTGTTGCTAATGACGGAAATGAAGAGCGTTACGAGCAGAATGAAAAAAACATCTGGGAAGTGGAGGAAGGAAATGCGTAAGCTAGGTAACACATTAATCGGGATCGGGTTCATTGGGCTGTGCTTTGCATCGGCTGTGGAGCCAGACCCAGCAGTAACGGGATCATTCTTCGTTCACGCGGGCATCATTATGATCTTCGCGCTAACGATGGTAACGGGAGTCGTCACTGCTCGGGCTTCATAACCCGAACAATTTCTGAATCGGGCTTCGGCTCGGTCGCAGCAGCACGGGTTCTGGTTCCTGTGCTGCTGTTTTTTTTGCCCCGGGCCTGAACAGTACAATTGTTCGTAATTGGCCCCGGATTCAGCTCGTGAATTTTTTTTATTTTTTGTTGTTTTTATTGTTG